GGTACAAATTGGGGCATCTTTGCCACCTGTTCCTGGGTTAGCGCGTTATACATCGCCTTGGGGGTGGCGATAAACCCTTGTTGGGATTCCGCCTTGGTCGGCATCTTAAATCCACCCCGATAGGTTTGCACCGCATTTTCAATCGCACCCTTCACCAATGGTCCTAATGCGTCGGTGGTTGTATTGACACCTGCGAACCCTACATTGTAAATAAGGTTGTCAATAGCTTCACGTTCAATGCTTCGTATCAAACTTTGCTCGGCTCGTTTGTTTACAATACCGTATGTTATGGCTTCTATTGGGGTTTCCAATAGCACCGCCCGCACTAATCGTCTAATTCCCACATCACCAATAGATTTAACATATTGTCCGAGTGATTGTTGGGCGATCGGGGCGAATTCTTTGATACCCTGTTCAGTTAATTGTCTCAAGGCGGGAACCTTGTTAGCGATTGCTCCCACAGCGGCTTGGGTGCCAAACATAGTCGGTGAGGTTTTAATAGCGAATTGGGCGCCTTGACCCATCGCTTTAGGTATATCGGTCATAAGGGGTTGGCCGGATAATACGTTTCCGACCCCCCTTACCGCGCCTCCGATCACCGCACCCGTTCCGGCAATACGGGGCATAGCCCCCATTACCGCACCCATACCTCCCGCCAAAGGAGAAACCAGGGCTGAACCATAAAGTCCTTGTGAAATGTCTTGGATTGCCTTTTCTTCATCCGTTTGCGGTTCGTACGCCTTTGGGATGCCTGTCAATAAATCAGTCTTTAGACCGCCAAATGGGGTTGCATTTAAGGCACCTCTCAAGGCATAACCGAGGCGATTACCCCACTGGGGTATGCCTAATTCCTGACCCATACTCCTAGCCATGGGAACTGCGGACTCCCGCCATGATAACGGGGTAAATTGGAGAGGGTTTTCGGTGATAGCTGTCTTAACCCTCGAAACCCCTTCGTCAAACCAGGCCATATTATTGCCCTTCTGGATTGGCTAATCGATTAAGAATAGCGGGCGTCCTCACGGCGGCATACCTACCCAATTTTTTGATAATGGGGTTATCCACAAACCTGACCGCCCCCTCGGAAATTGATTTGAGTACAGGGTTTTGGGCAATATTGCTTTCCATGGCGTTCAACCCAAGCGCCAACCGAGTGTTGAGGGCTGGTGAAGATAGGGCTTCCTCTATACCAGGTACCCAATTTAATGGTCCTGATCGGGGAAGGAGTTTAGCTACTCCCGCTCGATTAGTTTGGAGGTTTTGTCCCAACTTAATTGCGGCGGAATAATTAGCCCACATGGTTTGTTCGGCGGCTTGATCGGCTCGAACGAAGGTGGCGGCTAGGTGACGCAAATCCATCCAATTATTTACCTTTTGTACTTCGTTTGCCAAGACGGGCGATACCGCATTAAGTCGTGCCATCGCCTCTGGTGTTTTCACCTTCGCTATGTTTTCTGGTTTAACTATATCTTGAAGACTATCGGTTAAATAGTCAGCGGCAACTAAGTAGGCTCGACCCAAATCCTCGGCATCTAATCGTTGGGTAAGGTAGGTTGATTTGTTAATCTCATTCCAACCCTTCCTTTCAAGGAACTTAGCCAAATCATACGCGTCTAAGGCGTTCATCTTCCAAATGTCGGTGGTCGAACCAATCCCCTCGGCTTGTAACCTTTTTCCAACCTCATCGGTTACCTTCCGAGTTACAATTTGCTTTTGTTGGTCGGTCATATAAAAAGAATTCTTCACAAAATCGGTAACCTCCGTATTGATGTTTGACACATCAATGGGTTTGTTGCCTGCACCCTCCCAAATGGCGTTGCGGGTCATAACCGTAATGTCGCCAGTTGGACCTGTTACCTTCTGGGAAATGTTCCGTAATTGTTCGGGACTATCGAAAGGTATTTTGTACTTAATAAGGTCATCTATGGTTTCATCTACCCTGATACGGTTATTGACCTTGGTGGGTACGGTCAACATTTGGCGGTAGAGCTGTTTCGCCATGGTGGGTGATTGGAATTTATTAGCAAACCCGCCTTGGATTTGGGCTTTCGTCAGGGCTTCCTTCGATCGGGCAAGGTTCTCTATTGTAGGTTCGGCAACCGCTTCCCTGGCGGCTGATCGGGCGGCGGCTTCACCCATTTTGGACTCAACCCCTCGTCCTAACGCCTTTATCCCCTCTGCACCGGCGGAGAATAATCCACCAAATACACCTCCAGCAGCTCCCCCTCCAAGCGCCTGTAATGCCCTTTGCGGGAGGTTTTCTGCTTCCCTAGTACCACCATAGATCAATCCTGCTTGCATACCCGATAATGCGCCTCTACCAATGTTACCCAATGCTCCCACCCCACCTACTTGAATTGGTCTGGTTAAATTGGCGAGTAAACCTGTTTTGCCCGCAGTTCCGACCGCGGCAGTAGAACCAGGACCACCAGGAACGATTGATGGGGCGAGCATAGCAGCCCATTCTCCGGCGGCGGGTAATTCCTCCATAAAGGCTTTACCCATGTAACCAGGTAATCTTTGCAAGGCGACCCCCATCTTTTCATGGGGTGCATATTTTTTGTCGACTAGTTGTTGTGTCTCCCGTTGATATGTTTTTGTGGGTAATTCAGCCCCACCAATCCCCAAGGCTTGAGAACCCCATTTTACAGTTCCGGGAAACATGAGTTCACCCACATTACCCATGAAGGTTGTTGCCCGACTAACGGGTTGGTGGATGATTTTAGTGTCCGTATTCAGAGTTTCCCAATGTTTGATCTCCTGCGGAGAATAACCCGCATCAATCAGGTCTTGGTAGCGTATATAGGTTGCCATATTAGCTCATGCCCCCTTTCATCCCTCCGACGATTGTTTCCCAGAGAGAGGGTTTCTCTTGGATAAAGCTATCTATTCCTGGTCTACCTCCGCTTGGAACACCCGTAGCCCCCTGGTCTGCTTTCCCAAAATAGGGTGAAAGTGTTTCCTGACTACCTACCACCAGATAGGGATCAACTCCATACCTGGGAGCGATACTGGCGTAGTATTGAACCCTGTTTTGGAACCTGGACATTTGTTCTTGGTAGATACGTTCAGTTTCAGCCCTGATTTGCGTCCGTTGAACTGGTAATAGTTTCCCTCCGCCAATAATCTTGTGTAGTTGTTGTTGGGCGGCCTGCAAGAGACTTTCCGTTTGGGCTGTTTCCTCTGATTGTGCGCCAGTAACAATCGAACGTTTGGTCAACATTCTAATAAAGGCGGTTACTGCGGCCTGATCGCCAGCCATCGTTGGGGTTGAATTCATAATTATCTGGTGAGCGTCAACCATGGTGTCAGCAATCGCCCGTTCCTGGTCAAATTGGTTTCTTAATTGGTTAGCGGAAGTCATTTGGGTGTCGGTGAGTGAGGTTGACCCCGTTCCCTGGGCTTGTTGTACCAATTCGTTAAGTTTGATAATCATGTTTACTTGTTGTTCATTTTTGGCATAACTCAACGCCTTTAACAATTTACTCGATTGGGGGTTGGTTTGAACATTACCCGCACCAGGATTGAGGAATTGTTGGGTGGTGGGTAATTGTGCCAACGTTGCGGGGAGGTTAAACCCTTGACCCGTAGTAGTGGGTGCTGGTGTGGTCACTATATTGGGCTGGCTTCCCACCGATGGGGTTAAAAGGTTATTTTTCATCGGCAAACCTGGAATTACGTTAGCTGTTTTAATGTTGGGTGAGAGAGGAATTGCCGAAGCCATCAAATTGCTGGTTGTGGTGGTAGGAACATTACTCGGGGTGATACTCGCAACATTGATTGGTCCAAGGTCATTTTGAGGCGTACTCGCAGGACTAATCTGGTTTTCTGTAGTGCTTCCGGTTAATGCGGATATTATTCCGCCAATGTCAAACCCACCCGTACCCCCACCGTTCAACTTCTCACGTTCTAACTGGAGGGAGGCAAATTGGTTAAACCGATCAAGTACCGAGTTGATCGCCATTTGGTACGATCGTTCCGCGGTGTCAATCGACCCTGCCGTTTGTCCGATCTGATTGCCCGTCATCCCTGCCATTTGAGCGATACCAGCCGTCATATCGGCGGGATTATCCACATAACCAGGCGTAGCGGGGAACATTGATTTACCCTGGTAAACCTCGTTGAGCATACGGTCATAATTGCCTAATTCACCCATCATTTGGGCGCGATTATTTTCTTGACCCTGAACAAATCCACTTCCATACATTTGTTCACCAGCCCCTTGGGCTACATCGGTTGCTTCGGCCATACCAGGTAAAGCAGGTTCAGGCGTTGGTGTCTTGGGAGGTGGTGCGATAGTGGAAGTATCATTTTGCCCCCCTGTGTAGGTTTTTGAAATGATATTGGGGTTAGCTGACGCCATTTGCCCCTGTGCTTGTAGTGTACTGATTGCCATATACCTCCTTAGTATTGCCCTTTGTATTTTTTCATCAGATCGGCAAAGGCGGTACCTTCTTGAGTTGACCCTGCGGTTGCCTTATCGAGTTCACCTTGTCGTCCACTTGTTTGCATAAACGAACGGAACCGTGTTTTATCTGATGAAGTAAAACCTCCGGCAGATGTTGATGCGGTCGAGGCATTGATACCCGTTGTGTTGGCTATTTTTTGTGCGTTCCTTGTTTCATCTTGTAATGACTTTTGTAGGTTAGCCTCATAATTAGCCGAGTCGACCGCGTAGGTGTCTTTCGCCATCCCTTGGGCTTCCTGGCGTCGTTGCCTCTCAAGATTAAACTTTTCTTCCTCGTACCCAGACCCCGTCTTGGCTAAGTCTAATTCACGTTCGGTTTGCAACCTTGTTTGCCTATTTTCCTTGGCGCGTTCAACCGCTATCCGACGTAGGTCTTGTGATTTTTTCAATGTACCAACATCCTCCTGACCAAATCCGCTAAAGTAAACTCCACGTTTGTTTAATCCCGTGGTTGTTTCGGCGGTTTCCCTGGGGAACAACAAACCTTGCTCGGCGGTTGATTGTTCGTACTCCTGGGCGCTTTCACGTATACCTTGTTGATAAATATATTCCAGGGTTCGTTTGGCTAAATCCATCCGACCACCCGCAAAGTCGAGCAATTTATTGTAAAAGTTCTCCAATGCCTTGTACGCCTCGTTAGTCTTTGCCTGGTAATCAAAATTAGGTCGGGTTACGACATTAGAAATTGACCCAGTGGTGTCCGCAGTAGTTGTATCCCCACCCCCACCTCCCGCACCCTGATCTGGTGTGGTGGTGGTTGTTCCAGCTTTTTGGTAGGTATAACCCCCTGTGTTGGGGTCAATATAAACCGCTTTAGTTGATGAACCAGCCTTCATTTGTTCAGCGTTAACGGGATAATTACCAGTTAAAATTGCTTGTTGAACCTGTTGCTCTTGTTGAACCCTTTGGGCTTCTAATTGTGCCAACCTTGCGTCTTGTTGTTTTTGGAGAGCAGCCGCAGTTGGGTCGGTGTAGGCGATCGGCATCCAAGGCGCTACCTTTGATGTTGCGCCAGCTAATAAATCCCAAAATGACTTGGGTTGCGTCCCAGGTTGTAATTGCGCCGAAGCCGATTGCGTCGGTGTTTGTGTCAGATTATCGAATAACGCCATGTTGCCTCCTTATAATCCCATATACTTTAGTAGGAATATGCTATCGGGACTATCAGGATCACCGCTACCCCCGGTCGGATCGCTCGGTGGGGGGGTAAACATTGCTCCCTCTATAGCCATATAATTGATTTGACTGATTGTGGCACTTGGGGTTGTGCAAGTAAAGTTTATTTGTCCACTTGCCATGCCTACATGAGCAAAATCCATTTCCAGGGTGGTGAATGGGTTATGGGCGAACCGCCTCATGGTTTTGGTACTCTCCGAGTGATGTCCCTCGATAGAAGTGGATACAAAATCAGCCGCTGTTGCACCAATAGTCATTTGTTGGGTTGCGTCAGTCGCCATGCCCGTAGATAACAATGCACCCCTTGCTCCGGCTGATTGTCCTTGACCCTCAATTATATTGTAGGCTGATTGATATGTGCTGGCGGTGATTACCGAAGCAGGATCAAACGTTAATCCCCCTACGGAAAATGCACCAGCCAAATTAGGTGAGGAAAAGTTACCCACTTTGGTTGCTGACCCCGCAAACGCCAGGTAAAAGAAATACCTATTACCACCAGATTGCACATTGTTGATTGTGAACCCACCAACATCGAAGGAGGTTAGGGAACTCCTATAAGCCAAAGAGGTTGATGGGAAAGTAGCGTTAGGTGTCGGGGCGGCCATAATAGCGTCGTTTCTCATGGTGCGACCTCTTACTTTGGTACCGACCCCACCACTTCGAAGGGCATAACCAGCCACCCGACCGCTTGTACCATCACTCATCCCAAATGAAAAGCTGGTGTGGGTTGCAACTAGGGCAGTTGGATTAGCTACCACCGTACTCGATGAACCACCAAATACGATTAGTCCAGTAGGTTGAAAACCTAACCCTGTAATTGATTGCGCCCCTGTTGCGGCGGCGGCTTGAAAGAAACCAGCCTTATAACCTGTCAATGTTCCACCTATTGCCAGGTAACCCACCCTGACGGGAACCCCAGGTAAACCTCCTGCTGGTTGGTTAATGGTGAACCCATCGCCATCCATCGAAACTATGGTGCATCTCCAAGCCACCGTATTGATTGAGCCTACAATACAATTTGTGGTCGCTTGAACTTGGTATGATACCTCAAGACCAGCGTTCCCATTGGGCGCGAATATACAACTACTTCCCTGGGTTGTGCCATCGGTTATTCCGTAACTCAAATTCCAATTAGCGGTTTGGTTCACAATGTCCACCGTATCAGGCGTGTGATAAAACAGGATAAGTTTGGGTTGAAAACCCACGCCAGTTACAGATAGGTTTCCGCTGATGGTGTTAAGTTGGAAGTCTCCAACTTTCATTTGGACTGACATTAGATATTCTTTCCGATAACGTAACCGAATACATCGGTACCTTTTTTGATAAATCCGAATGTGTCAACCTTGAGTGCGGTGGCGGTTAAGGTGGGAGTAACACTTCCAGCCCATCTAACCGTCGGCCAAGTGACTGAATTGCCACCCGACGTTTGGGCGAGATGAACAATAGCGACCGTTCCGTCTGCCATATTGTTAAAGGTAATGATCGGGTTTCCCGCCAGGGCGCAATATTTGTGAGGCGACTTAAATGTGGCAAGGTCAAAATCAAATACTAACGAACCAGCGTAGGTAACCGTTTCGATGGGTTGGATTGACCCATGAACAGTTGCCCCCTCGATCACCTTATTTTGGACTGTTTGGACTGCGGTTAATGTAACGGCTGTGTCCGTAATCTTGGAGGCGGCGATGCTCCCCACCAGATCACCATTGACGATGGCGTTATTCAAGGCAAGTTTAGAGTAGGCAATACCGGCACTATTGGCGATATTAGCGTTGTCTATCCCCCCATTGAACGAGTTAATTAGATTTTGGAACTCGGTATTCCAAATGGAGGCGGTTAAGGTAGCCCCCGTGGTAGCGACGAATTGTTGGCTTATATAGGCCATATTACCTCCTTATATTTCTCGCAAGCCTTTATCATAATAAAATACATCCCACTCACGCAGGACGACATCTTTGTTGAGTTCACTATTTTTGAATACATATTGCATATAGTAGGCTGGTCCACCCGCAAAATTGACCCGACTTTTGGCGATAGTTTGCCAACCAAATAGGCTATATCCAAAAATAGCGTAACCAAATAACGCCCCCTTGTTCACCATCGGGATTGTCTTGAGGAGAATGTCCTCAAAACCATCACGGGTGTAATAAACGTCTACATTAGCCCCGGTGGTTTCCCCGGTTAAATAAAGGTATTTGTAACGTGATTTATACGAGGGTTGTGGGTTGTAATAGGGTGAACGCACCTCAAAGGCTATGGCGTCACCATCGTCGGTCTTACCAGCCAGGAGTTTGTGTGATTTACCATCCGCCTCTGCACTACCAAAATAAATGTCGGTGGTGCCACCAATGCTGGATATGTGGATAACCGATGGATTTATGCCTGTATGTAATGTCCAACCTTTGTTGATTGTGTCATAAACAACCACCGTATTGTTTTCTGTGGAGGTACCTGTAGGGATACCCCACCATATCCTACGACCATCAAATTCACCCGCCACCTTGGAGATTTGTGAAAGGTTGAGTGTTTTCATTGTGCCTGTGATCGGATCGGAGACTATCCCCCCATCAACTATTTGTCCATCCTCGGTCTTCTTGATCGAACGAAAGTGGGGTACGGAACCACGATAGGACAAATAATAGGCGTCATTACCAACCGATACAACCGATCGTGGTGCTTTGGTGCCGATACTGGTTGACCGTTCACCCAAATCATCCAAGGTAAAATCAGTTGTGCCAAATCCCGTCAGGCTCCAAAATCTTGATGGTTTCAAGATCATCAATTCATCCTTAAGGACGGTGCAGGTGGTAATGTATTCGTTGTCTCCCTTGTTTACATCGAGAAAACCAGTGGTGCCACTATACGTTTCTGGATCACCGATAGCGGAAAAATACAGTCTGTCAAGGAATGATGTTACACCCCAGACAAACATATAATTGTGAAACCAAATAGCATCCGTACCCTTGGGAATTGAGGCTACCGCAGTTGCCGATGTACCGTTAGTTGTCTTGAGGACTGTGTCCACCCCATTGAAAATGTAGGTGGCGTTGTTAGCCATTACAAAGTTCACTTCTGCACCCGCAGTTAACGTAGTAGCACCGCTTAATGCAACCCAATTACCTGAACCACTCCACCCCTCGATCTGGATATTGGTGCCATTACTTACCGCCCGTAGGATATATTTGCTCCCACCATTGGGTTCGTGGCGGTCTTGACCCATTATCTTATAAAGGTTGGCGTTGTTGCCTATTTGGGTGTACCCGTTGCGTTTGATAATTTTGCCTTCGTCGCAAAGACCATTTTTAACCAACGCCATATAGATCACCCCATTAGCGGTGTCCCGTATGTCCTCTGGTTTATCGCGGTCGTTGTAACCTAGATAAAAGTTACGTTCGATGATCCGCTTGAGTGATTGTGCCATTAGGTCATTCCATAATTGCTAAAGTCAACATCAGCGCCAGCCGTATCCACTACGGTCTTGGCTCCCTGTGCCTTGCGGTCTTCTAATTGTTGTTGCATTTGGCGCATATCCTTGTCGAAAGTCTCGAGGTAAACTAGCCCCGCCCGTTCCTCCTGTTGACCCTTGCTCAATAGGACACCAGAGGCATACCGAGATATGCTCTGGGCGTATCTATCGGGATAAGGTATCACCACGGGGTCGGAGGACAGGACTAGGTCAGATATTTGTTGAATATACCAACCCTTGATCGCGTCAGTACCATTCTCAATCGGGATGGGTATAAATCCCACCCGTTCTCCGCCTGCACCCGTACCAATTCCCATCAAATACCAAACTGGTGAGTCAAATCCGCTGACATTTGTGTTTGAGATGTTATGTTGGATCTCATCGAGTTGGACAGGTCGGGCGAGAGCTTTAATGGTGGTTGTAGAGGGGTGGTAGTTAATCTCTATCCGCCTAATTTTCATTATGTCGGTCGGCATCCCGTCGAGTGAGGAATACTCCTGTTTTCCCGCCTGGGTGTCCATTTCCCACGTTCCCATATAAAAGTCCTCGTACACCTCGTACACACAGGTAACCACCTTTTGGTAGGCGTTGTTTATTTCCCGATCAACCTCGCTGTCGGTCCAATCTGCCTGGGCTGACTCATCCAGGTACATCCGTACCTGTTGTCTTAAATATGATAGATTTTTTGCCATGTTCCTCCTTTAAGAAACCATACCTTCATCACCGAATACTGACCAACCACCCAAGGTGGGTGTTGCCCCGCCTGTATTGTAAAAGGTAGAGGTGTCGGTTTGGTTGTTATAGATGGTTTGGATTTGTGATTGGGCTAACGCTCCAAAAGTAATCCTAACCTCATCAAGATAGCCATTAAAAGCACCTGTTAAATCGCCACGTGCGCCAAGAGTTGGCGCATTACCCCCATCAGTTGACCAACTGGTCGGTTTACCTGATACATTGATATCCAAAACACCGTTTATGTAACTTTTGTAATTACCCGAACTATCAAGGGTAAAGGCAAGATGTGTCCACACATTGGGGAGAACTTTTGTAACGCCGAGTGATGTTGAACCACCATTGTTGGTGATAATTTGCATATTACCATTCGCTAAAGCAAAATAATGATAATCAGTTCCTCCCCCACCCACCGTACGACCCTTGGCGTAAATTGCACCAGTAGCATTAGATACTGTTGGGAAAACCCAAGCCAAGACCGTAAATGGCGTTGGCGTATTGTTATCAAACGGAGTCATATATTTGAGCAATTTAGTGGGTGAATTCCTAAAGTCGAGGGCATTATAAAGTTTGCCTGTCGCAAATACGGGTATTTCCGTAGCCAGGGTATTTCCACCCTTTACCGCCACCAACCTTCCACTATCGTAGGCTGACCCGCTATTGAGGGTTGGTAATTCATCAAAGTGGAACACATTAGCCCACACACCACCCCATACCGATCGTCTATTTTCTTGAGATTGCAAAACATCAGCGTTGCCATACAGAATATAAATGACGGTATTGGTCACACTACTCACCGAGGGTACCTTTATCCAACCCCTCCAACGTCCTGTAGTCGGATCGTAGGCGGTCACCTCAAAGTTGAGTTTGCCACTACCATCCGCTAGAGTGGTGGCTGAAAAGATAATGTCCCTTCCGTCGTTGTAATACACAAACCCGCCATTAGCCACCGATTTTAGGGGGGTTAGGGTACTGTCAAACCATACCTGCATATCGGTTTGGGTGGCGACCACCTTGGTTTTGTCGATGGTTACATCCTGTCGATAACTGTAATTACCAGGTACATATAATCCGATGGCTGTTTGAACCGTACCAATGGTGTAGAAGGTTGAGGGGCTACTGTAATTAGCATATTCAGCCGTTGCCTGTTCAACACTAACGGCATTATTGACGATTCTAACCTCATCCAACCACCCGTTAGTCATTAAAGAGGGAGTCACGTTGTTGCGGGTGCCAAAGTTTAATTCAGCCGCCGTATTACAAACGTCGGTGACTAATAGAGTGTTGTTGATAACTGAAAGTGTGCTGGCCGTCGCTCCGTTAATGTAAATCTTGACGTTGTTGGCGTCGGCGTCACCGTTATAAACTAAGGTGGCATAATAAGTTGTTCCCGTTGCCAAAGTGGTGCCTGTAGCCCGAACGTAAATGTGGTTTGTAGCATTCTTTTCAAGCACAAAGGCTAAACGGTTACCTACCGTATTATCATGCCAAACAGTCCACCCCGTAAATACCGAGGTGTCTTGCTTCACCACCATCATGTTGTGGTGGGTGAGATCGTTTAACTTAAATGCCACCTGTACCGAGAAGGCTTGGTTGGCATTCTTATCAAGAATATCCCCGAATTTTATGTACTTGGTGGTGCCATTAAAGTTTGACCCATCACCAATCAGGGCGGCAACCTTGTCTCCCGCAACCATCGCCACACCCGTACCATTCCTTGCGTTACTGGTGCTATCAGTATATCCACCAGCGGTGGTGTTTCCCGTTTCCTCTAAATGTTGCACTAGATCATATCGACTCGCCCAAACCGCAGTTGGGGCGGCCTCTGTTACTAGGAGGTTAGGTTTCCCATAATACATATAAATCAAGGTGTCGGTTGCCGTGGCTAACGTGGGTATTTTGATGTGGGCGACCATTTCCCCGGTGGTGGGGACATACTTCTCGATCTCGTGGCTTAGTTTTGTACCAGCCTGGTTCTCGAACCTAATATCCCATCCGTTGAGGTTTTGTACCTCACCCCCACTACTTAAATGTTTAAGGTAATCAAATGTACCGCTAACCAAAAGTGGATAGTCGGTTAAATCCGCGGCTGTTTTACCCGCAGGAACGGTGATCGCCCGTCGGTTCACAAACCCGTTACTAAATGTCACGAGTTGTTCCGTTCCCACCGAATAAAAGGTGGAGGGGTCGTTTTGGTTCGCGTATTGAAGTGCTAAATAGGTGGCACTTTTAGCGGTTGTACTTACCCGCAACTCATCGAGAACCCCATCAGTGAACCAACCAGGGATATATCCAATCCGTAGTTTTTGAGTGCTGGTTACAATGCTGGCTGGTCCTGTATCTTGGAGTTGATAACTACCTATCTCGGCACCATTTTGATATAGTTTGAGTGGTGTTGCCCCATTAAACACCAACGCCAAATGAGTCCATACACCATTGGTGATAAGTGCGGTCGGACTGGTAGCGTATTTAATGGTGCTACCATCGCCCGAAACCCAACCCTGGATTTTACTCCAGTCGGCGGCGGGAGAACCCGCACCCACTCTCAACCCAAAGGCTAAGACACTTACCCCATCATCACACTTGTTTATCAAATAATTGTTTTCCCTAAGTGAAGACGTTTTGATCCAACCCTCGACAGTTAAGGCGGTGGCGCCATTACTGGCGGTGGACGTGGAGGTGGTTGCCATAGTGTCGCTCTCGGAATAAACGAAATTGGCACTATTGGCTATCTTCCCCGCAATAAAGTTGGCTCCAGCGTTGGTTAAGCCATTCACCCCAACCGAGTCATTTAAACTGGCGTCGGCAGGAATACCGATCACCAGGTCATCAATGTAATCTCCCGTTCCACTATTGGTGTGGTCAAATACACTAAATCGACCCGTAAGTGGGGATGAGTCTACAGCCGTGATCCGCACCACCCCATCAAGTAACACCCTAATCGTTGAACCAACCGCTTCTATTCTAAAAGTGTGTAATGTATTTACTGGTAATGAGGTGGTATATGTCCCGAGTAATGCGCTCCCACCAGCGGTATATTTGTTGAGTGTAACCACATTACTACCGTGTTCCCATAGACACCAATACGAGCTGTCCTTAAAATCATTCACGTTGGCGCACCTTATACCGATGGAAACGTGTTCCGTAGCGCTATTGTGTACGAAATTATATTGCATGTAATAATCGGGGGTTCCAGGGTCATACATGACCATGTGATAACAACCAGGCGACGCTGGTCCAATTCGACCACTAGCGTTGATTGTCATATTATTGGTATAGGTTGAACTAAGACGATAAACCGCGGTGTTATGGGTGGTCAGGGTGGTTCCATTGGTGTCCGTAAATGTGTCGATGAAAGAAGCCACATCGGAATGTTGACCAAAATGGTAAACAGCCTTGTAATCACTCGGCCAAACACCACCCGCGTTTTCCTCACTCCCCTTGAGTGAAGGATTGCCATAATAAACCCATATTTTGGTATTGGCAGATGAACTCAAGGTTGGAATACGCACCCAGGCAGATATTGCCCCCGTAGTGGCGCTCCAACTTTCAATCTCATGGTCAAGTTTAATCCCATCGATAGTCTCGAAGCGAACGTCCCAACCACCCGTAGTTTCAACCTGACCACCATTAGCGGTCGTTTTTAGGTAGGTGTATGTACCACTAAACAGGAATGGGTAATTTGTCTGGTCGCTCGGTACAATACTTTTATCGATGGTAATTTGACGTCTGAACGAATAACCGTTTGCGTAAACGTTTTGGTACGTCGCAAACATGGTGTAATATCGTCCACTAAATTGTTCAATGTAATCAGTAATGGAGGTGTTAGTGTTTCGACTGAACCCCTGGAATGGTGCGCCCAAAATGTCGTAATACCATCCGGTTAATCCACCACCATCAACTTCTTCTGCACAAAACGCCAGGGCGTATGGTTTCCCCGATGTCATGTAGGGTTTACCTGTACTTTGCCAGGTTAAATAACCAGCTAATTGTTGGTCGGTGGTTAAAACTGGTGAGATTTCAAGGCGATTTGCGAAACCTCCGTTAGCCTGTAAAACAAATCTACTAAGGTCATTGTTATAAATGTCTCTGACATAAACCGAATAGGACAATACCCTTGCAGTAACCGTGGGGGTGATCGAACCACCCTGCCATACTCCTCCACTTGTATTAAATTGGTTGGCGCCAATATGGGTGTTACCCAATGTCGGGTCAATCTTCACCGGATAAGTGGCATTGTCTAAAAAGTCTTGAGATACGGTAATTGTGTATGTTTGTGTATCTAAATCCAAAGCGTGTTCACACCAAGAGGTGGCATTATTGGCATCCGTAGCCAATGGTCGGTAGATGGTTTGGAATTTACCTGTGGCGTAATTTTTCCCATCCTCGGAGTTATCCCTGCTGGTGGCGTTATAAAGTAAAATCGCGTGAACCGATCGGGGTTCCATATGGGCGTACAAAAAGTTGTCAGTCCCGATGGCGTCCGTTTCAGTTAAAACCAGGTTTTCGTCAGTAATGTCATCAAACGTTTGTTCGTTAATAGCGGGTTGGACAAACGCCAACACATTTTTACTCCGCACCGTGAAATTGAAAACATTACTGGCGGGTTTGGCGTCCAAGGTCAACTCCACCTCGGTTGACCCGTCATTATCCCCATTGGGGTCGTCAAACATTTTAACCGTTATATCGCCCACCACATACTCAACCGAGTTACCGTCTTGGGATATAACCGCATTATCCAGGTCGAAACCAGTGTACCGCAAACTAAGGTTTGCCTCATTATCCCACCGCATCACCTTTACCTGGGGGTAAAAGTCTGTCTGTTTGGTATCGCCAATTTCAACCGCTATTAGGTCTTTAGGGTCGTCTTTGGCTGTGTAAATAACCTTGTCAGCCATATTTACCCCCTATTTTATAAATCCGGTAATCGTACAAGTGACGTTCCCTGCTGTCGAGGCGATAACATTAAACCCTACGCCAACCGCCGTCTGAATTGGTGTAGTCCACGTTTTAGACCAAATGCTGTTGGCGGGAAAATACATATGTTCAAAGAGGACTGCGCTTGCAGTATCACGCCCCTCGATGTTCATAGCGGTATCGGTACTAATCACAATGTCGGTGATATAGATACGTTTACTCGCTGTTAGCGCTTTAACAGCCAATCCTCCCGTGGCATTGGCGGTTGTTGCCGTTGCCTGGAAGTCGACTGAACCAATTGGTGTTCCACCGCAAGCCATATAACCTCCTTATGCTCGTTGAGCTAATATATATAACGTTCCACCGCTACTGGCGCCCAACACACTAAGGGTGGTGAAGTTACAGGTATCTAATACTGTCGGGCATCCTGCCTGTAACACAAAACAGGTGTTGTCTGCCACGTCATCAAAATTGATAAAACAATCCGCGTCGCAAGCCAGGGTTATCCTGGTCATGTTGGTTGAGACCAATCCCACCCTAAAAGTAACACTAGTGGCGGGACCAGTGGTAAACGCAATTTGGGCGCTTTCAATTTGTTTTCCGGTAATCGGCATAACTCCTCCTTATAATAGTTTGTTGGTATATTTTTTAGGTTTGTTGGCTCGTTTCATGGCTTCACCGATCAATTTACCAGCGGCTCCCACCATAGCCCCCTTGATGACTCCTTTCTTAGCTACCCCACCCATCACCCCACCCATCGCGGCGGCTTTCCCGACCTTCCTAGCGATCTCCAAACCCTTCTTTGCCGATGCTGACCCCTTATTGGCAACCTCTTTCCAACGCCCACGATCCAAAATCATTGTTTTTCCACCCATCTTGAAAGTTTCAACCGCCTTTTTAACCGCTTTACCCGCACCACCCATGGTTGCACCAGCAACCACACCCTTCGCAACCCCCTTTACCACCTTCCCTGCTGTGGTAAGATCACGTTTGGCATTTTTAACCATGTAATCCTTGAGTGGCATTTTATCTTGTGACATATTCCTCCTGTGTAATTATTTAAGGCTCTCGTAACGGCGTTAATGCGCGAATGTCGTAACAACCCTTATTTAGTTCAATTCTGGTAAGTTGGGCGCACCGCATATGCTCAACCTGCCAATTGGGTACCTGGCGCATCTCGATATGAAGTGTCCTTAATTTGTAACCCCAATGTATATCCTGACCTCCGTACTTGGTGGGTATGTTGATCGGGTTAAACGTCCTGGCGTCGAAACTCTGTTTGGTTTCAAACCAAGGAAACTTCATTTTGTTGAAAACCTCACGTTTGA